AATAGTTTCTCTCTCATTACCTTCAATACCTTCTAGAGCTTCTGCTACAATTGAATCAATTTGGGTTGTAATACCAGCTGAACCAAATGCATCAATTATTAATTGCTCTAGGTCAGCCTCAAAACTACTTTCAATCGCAGGAAGTATTTCTGCTACAATCTCATCAACCAATGCATTACTATTTTCACTGACAGTTGTATTAATTAAAGTTTTTAAAGAAGAGATTCTTAACTTATAATCTTTTAAATCTGATAATTTTCTAACTAAAATTAAGTTATCATCTGAACCAGTTTCTAGTAATTCTGGTAACTCTGATAATTGGATGTTTGACATATAGCCTCCTAAGAAGTACGCCTCCAGATATTTAAAGCACGATATGGAGGTACATTAGATGAATTATTAATTGTCCCAGAGAGGGTGTGTGTGTGTCCTGTATGAGATGATGTACTTGGTGTGCTATTTGCATAACCAATTGACTCAAACCTCTCTCCTGACTCATTAAGACCACTTCCTACAAGGTTACGACCAATCTGGGTAGGATTTGGTAAAGATGATTCACCATTCTGGGTAGAACCAAAACCAGAGTTTGGAATTGTATGAGTGTGTGAACCCCCTGACTCTACTGATAAACTATTTACGTGAGTATGTGTTTTACTGCCACCTTCCTCGCCAATACCATCAAAAAGAGGATCAGTTGAATCTGTTCCTACTAGGAATTTACCTTCAACTTTTGTCCAAGTACCAATACCTAGAGTGACTGAAGGATTAGTAACACTCTCTGTTAAATAATAAGCACCAACAGGATATATTTGACCAATTAATCCTGTACCTGCATCAAGCACCAATGCATCAATCTGTGTTTGTAAATCTACAAGAGCCTTTTGACTTTCATCAAACATATAATTTAAAAATTGTCTCGGTATAGGCTCTCCTTTAAGTTGACCAGAGTTTTTATATGAACTATATGGTTCTCTTTTATTATCTTGACCCGTTGTATTATCAGTGACTAGATTACTAGCCCATCTTAATTTTTCTGCATCAATTGCCATTTAAAACCTCTACACTTGATAAACATCACAGGGTATGCGTATGTCTGTTGTTTCTCCAATATCAGGTAAAATTGCCCTTTCTATATTAACTTCACCTAAAGCTGCTAAATAATTTATTAAAATGTTCTTACCCTCGTCGGTAATGATATCTAAGTTATCATCGTTAACCAAAATCCCACCAACACCAGATAATTCTGAAGGTATCCAAGCATTCTCCTCGGGATCATGATAAAGACCAACACCCTCTGTTGTTACTGGAGATCCAGACAAAAGTGTTTGGGGTATAGAGATATCCATCTGATCAGCATTTGAATAGTAATTATTTAAAAAAGGGAAATGTTCGTACATGACCATTTTTGTGTTATTTGTAAGTAATTCCAATATCTCTAAAAGTTGGTTTGGTGTTCCCTCTGAGGTATTAATAACTACTTTGTTTTTTATTGCTTTCCTATAAGAGAGATCACTTTTACCTAATCTCTTTTCCCCGACAATCTCCCCTATGACATCCAGTAAAACACCTGTTGCATCATCTATGTTATTACTATTAGCATATGTAATAAGGGATTCTTTTGTATCTTCTAAAGATTGGAGATAGGCAGTTAATAATGCTACTACCTTCTCCTTATCCTTAAATTGTTGAAGAAGTTTATCTAACCCATATTCAACATAATTCTTTACTACTATCTCTGACATAATCGATCCTTATACTTCTACAACTTGTATTCTCGCTGTATTGAAATCTGCTTTTTGACGTTTTGAGATAGGTATGTTGTTTGTTGTATACGCTATATCATCAGGTGTAGAACTGCTCGGGTCTAAACTTGTACCGACTTCTATAGTCATACTTCCAACACCCTCCACGGCTCCATATATGACACCATACATACGCTGTGGGATGATATCTACATCTAAGCCTAGATTATCCCCATATTCAACTAAAGCTGTTTTAATAGTATCTACAACATTATCTGGGATAGTCTCTTCTGAGTAGGGAGAGTAAGTTACCTTAACATTAATATATTTAAGCTCTGGCCTAGACCATTGAACCACTTCTGGGTTATCAGCATAGTCAGAAACCACACTAGTAATATTCCCGTAAGTCTCTGCACCAGCTGGTTTACTATCCCAAATAACTTCAGCTATGCTCTGGTCCTCTCCACCTTCGATAATACATTCATAAGAGTGTGGTGGCCTACCATCTCCATCAGTAATTTGACTTCTATTCTCAAATATACGGACTAATGATACACCTTCTAAATTATTTAGAGCTGTAAATATAGCTCCCGTTGTACTTCGTCTACTAGTTTGTGGAGAGAGTTTTTGCCTAAATCTTAACTCATCATCAGTCTCTTTCAATCTCCCTACAGAAAAAGTATCATAGTTTGTTACTGAAAGTACGTTAGCTGAGTTGTTTAATATATTTGTTACTGTCCCAATAGGCGGGTTTATATTACCTACTTCTAAAGCGGATACTTCAACTCTGGATTCAACCTGAGTAAAAGATATATTCTCATTGCGAGTAATAAGAAGATCTTTAAATTTATTAACCGCTGCGATTGTTACTTCTGACCCCTCCCTAGATACTGTATACTCAGTGGGGGATGATTGATTAATTTCAAATTCCAGATCTGCTGCGATTGTTGTCTCTGGTTGGACTTCTGTATAGGTCTTTGAAAAAGTAGAGTTGTTTATAGTGACTTCAAAAGTTCCAACATTTGTAGAGGGGGTGAAAATGAGTCCTGTATTTGCAGAAGATGAGATTACTTTAGAGGTATTCGTTGTATAATTATTTGACTGATTATCAGTAAATAAAGTTCCAGATGGTATACTCAGTCCATCAACACTCGCTGTAATGAAAATATTACCTTGTGTAACACTTTCATTCAATCTTTTAAGATTATTCAAAGCAACGAGGTTATCTAAAAATATACCTTCTGCTTTATCAATATTAAAGTTATCAGCGACTGCCTGTGATAAGAGTTCTTGTTGAGCTACTGCGCCTGAAAAGATATTCGTTAAAATACCTAACACAGTATCTGGGGAAGTATTTAAATCAACACCCAGCGAAACAGAGAGATCTTGATTAATGGATGAAAGTATATCATTGAAACGTTTCGCCTCAAGGCCATTTGACGTTAAAGGCATGGTTGCTCCTTATGTTATAATTCTATATCTTGTTGTACACTAATTATCTCACCACTAGTTGTAATAGCTGTGAAATCAAGAGAATACTCAGAATTAATTATTGTAGAATTGAATCGGGTGATTGATACGATATTCTCATTTGCTATGATTTTAGACCTGAATATACTATCAATTAAAACTTTGTTATTCCCTTTTTGTGTTATAACCTGAAAGTAAGGAACACCAAGAGTATTATTTAAAAACCACTCACCTAAGTACGTTTTAAGCTGGATTGCAAGCTGTTGTACTGTGAATTCCTCTTCTTTTTCAAATAATACCAACTGGCCTTTTTCAAAATATAAATCACCTTCTGAGTTTAATTTTATATCTATCATATATTTGGTCCTTCTGATAATTCAGTTCCCGCTCTAACACCACTATGAACATGGTCTTTTAAGCTAACACCACTAGTTGTTACGATATCTTCACCGACTGAGATATTCCCAGAGACAGTTAAATTACCAGAACAAGTTATGGTTTGAGAATTAATATTTACTGAAGGAACATTTATGTTTATCTGAGTTGCAGCTTCAACAGTAACTTCCTTTTTAGAATTTACTATCACATCACCTTCAGGGGTGATTTTTATCGAACTCTCTTTAAATTTTAATTCGACATCTTCTTTGTTTGGATTCTGATTAATAGCTGTTGGATAAAAACAAGGTATTGCTACCGGATCATTTATTGAGAATTTTCTATTACTCTTGGGTACATCATTTCCTGTGTTGGAAATAAAACTATCTATATCATCTTTTGAAAAGACTAGTAAAACTGTATCTCCTATCTGGAGTGGGAAGCTTAAGACACCACCACCACCACTTGGAAATAAAACAGGAACACCAAAGAGAATAGGTTTTTTAATAACCTCACCAGAATTATACACACTTGCTACAAAAGGTCTCACATTGATAGACTCTATTGAATCTCCTCGGTAGTTAACCTTCGTTATTGTTCCTACTGAACTCGTATATAGACTGTCTTTCATCTTATGTATATGAGATTGCATAGCATCATATAAAGTTGTCATACTCTCTCCAAGTCTAAAGTTGTGTCCCAAGCGTTTCCTCGCCAATCAAGTTCATGCGAGATGTTTTTAACTACGTATTTGCCCTCATATGACTCTGTAGGGACTTTTATTACATTACCTACGGATATCCTAGCATTAAGGAAGGTTTTAAGCTTCACGCCTTGTACATCTGCTTTTATGCTATCATCCTTGGAGTTATCCTTAGATGGTTTTATATCTTTAATGACTTCATCTGTAAATTCATAAGTTGAAACAAAACTTTTATAGTCTCTTGGATATACCAACAAACGATTATTTACGATATGCCATGTGTAATTAAAATGTTCACACAAATCATCCATAGCATCCGCTAGATAACCCTCATATGACCACCCCCCAACAACCAATTCTGAATTTGGATTGGTAAAAAGTGGTGGTGTAGAAGCAGCATCAAATATAAGAGTCTCATCAGTAACCGTGATACCATTCTGTTTCCAGACGTTTACCAATTGATCAAAAACTTCTTTATAAACGACATTGCCGTTAGAGGCATCAATAGATAAAGATACTTTGGTTGTGTTTTTTGGTGTATAACCATCTGAGCAAGTCAGTGTTGTTATAATATCAGCACCAGCATTCTCAGTTTTATAACCAATCACCTGACCAGTAAAGACTGTAGGTAAATCATAATAATTTGGGTCATCGGGATCACCAAGATCATCTTCATATCCAGCTTTTAAAATAACGAGATTATTTTTATTTGAAACTTGGTTGCGTGTCTCTTCATCAAGATTAAAAATCTTTATTGTACTTGTTGGAGAGTCACCTTTGGTTTCTGAATTACCTTTTATTGTAACTCTTATTTGAAGGTCTCTTATTTCAATTGCTTGTTGTGTCTGAATTACAGTGAAATCTAAGTCATCTTGGGGTAAAAGGATGGTAAAAGGATCAGGAGAAGATACTGGTGGAGCAGGAAAAGAAACCCCCGCAGTTTCAGTTAATGCCCCATATTTTTCTGGTCTTCCTACAGTTAAAGAATAAACTCTATAATAATTAGATTTCATCA